AAAGGAGTACGCTTTTATGGCGAAGCAGCTAGTACCACGCACTAGAGCCGGAAAGACTTGGACAGAAGCACGTTATTGGCAGTTCATACGATCAGCGCTTAGACAGGCTTACAGTCGTTACCCTGTTAAGTTTCAAGTCAAGAAGGACGCAGAGCGTACAGTAGAAGGTTGTAGACACAAGTACGAGTATCAGTGCGCTGAGTGTTCAGAATGGTTTACCAACAAAGAAATACAGGTAGATCATATAGAGCCTGCGGGAAAACTGAGCAGCTACAAAGACCTTGCAGGTTTTGCAGAGAGGTTATTCTGTGAAGCAGACGGTATGCAGGTGTTGTGCGTAGATTGTCACCAGAAGAAAACTAACGCAGAACGAGCAGCGAGGAAGAAGACATGAGACACTTTGTCATACCAGACACGCAAGTTAAACCAGACTCTAATATAGAGCATCTGACGTGGGCAGGTAAGTATGCAGTAGCTATGAAGCCTGAAGTTATTATCCATCTAGGTGACCACTGGGACTTTCCTAGCCTGTCTAGCTATGACAAAGGTAAGAAGTCTTTTGAAGGCAGGCGTTACCAAGCAGACGTAGAGTCAGGTAAGGTTGCTATGCAGGCTTTCCTAGCTCCTATCAAGGAAGAGCAGAAGCGACAACGCACGAACAAGCACAAGGTGTGGAAACCTAAGCTAGTGTTCTTGCTAGGCAACCACGAGAACAGGATCACTAGAGCAGTAGAAGATAGTCCTGAGCTTGAGGGTTTGATGTCGTTTGCTGACCTTGGCTTGGAGAAGATGGGTTGGGAAGTTATACCGTTCTTAGAAGTTAAGATGATTGACGGCATAGCCTACTCACACTACTTCACCTCTGGCGTTATGGGTCGTCCTGTATCATCTGCTAAGCTAATGCTGACTAAGAAGATGGTTAGCTGTGTTATGGGTCACGTACAAGACAGAGACATCGCCTACGCACGTAGAGCTGACGGTGTGTCAGTCACTGGTCTGTTTGCAGGCATCTTCTATCAAGAAGACCAAAGCTATCTCACACCGCAGACTAATCAGTCTTGGCGTGGGCTTTGGATATTCAACGAAGTAAACAACGGTAGCTTTGACGAGCTGCCAATTAGTATGTCCTACCTTAGAAAGAAGTACGGAGAGTCTACGAATGAGTAAAACATTCACAGAGATAAAGGAGCAGCTGTCTCTCTTAGATGAGATAACTGTACTTGAGACGTTAGAGATTAACTCTACGGAGCTTGTAGAACGCTTTGAGGATAAGGTAGAGGACAAACTAGATCAAATAATCGAAGACTTAGGAGAAAATGACAATGAGTTTTCTTGACCATTCACCTGCTGAAGAGTGGGACGCAATAACTAAGAAACGTAGGGCGCACGCTAGACGTGTTAGTGAGCAAATCAACGCTGAGCAGAGAGCAGCAGAACCTTTAAAGGACGCTATAAACCCTAGTCACTACAAAGGCAACGGTATTGAGTGTATTGAGTACATTAAAGAGCGACTCAGTAAAGAAGCCTTCTTAGGCTACCTTAACGGTAACGTGCTTAAGTACCAACATCGTTGGCAAGACAAAAATGGCGTAGAAGACTTACGCAAGGCTCGTTGGTACTTAGACAGGCTTATAGAGGAAGAATGTAATGGTAAAGATTAACAAGTTAATAGACCTGTGTACTAAGTGGAGCAGTGACAGAGGCATCTTTGTTAACGGTACGGTACAGTCACAAGCGCTAAAGCTAGTTAGTGAGATTGGAGAGTTGGCTGACAACGTAGCCAAGCAGAGGGACATACAAGACGACATAGGCGACTGTATTGTAGTGCTGAACAATCTAGCCATCATGAACGATACGACACTAGCAGACTGCTTAGAAGTAGCATACAACGACATCAAAGACCGTAGGGGTTACCTAAACGGCGCAGGTGTATTTATTAAAGATTCAGATAGGACAGCAGCATGAGCGAGTTTAGAAACAGTTTTGGTGAGTCAATCTTCCGCAACAAGTACGCCTTGAACGAGACACAGACGTGGGCTGAGAAAGTAGATGACCTTATGCACGATGTCTGTACAGGCATACTAAGCCCTGAAGACTCAGAGTATCTAGGCAGTGCTATGAAGCAGTTTAAGTTCATGGCAGGCGGTCGTTACATCTACTACGCAGGTAGGCAGGCTAGTTTCTACAACAACTGCTATCTGTTAAAAGGTGAAGAGGACACTAGAGAAGAATGGGGAAAGCTGACACAACGAGCAAGCGACTGTCTGATGAGCGGCGGCGGCATTGGCATAGACTACAGCGTCTTTCGTCCAAGCGGGTCACCACTGGGCAGGACAGGCGGGGAAGCGTCAGGCCCACTGCCACTAATGAACTCTATAAACGAAATAGGCAGAAACGTGATGCAGGGCGGCAGTAGACGTAGTGCTATCTATGCCTCACTAAACTGGCAACACGGTGACGCACAGAAGTTCTTGACTGCTAAAGATTGGCACGCACTACCTATCGCTGAAGGCGTTACAGTGTTTGATGCTAAGCAGAACAACTTTAACTTCCCTGCACCGCTAGACATGACTAACATCAGTCTTAACTACGATGACAAGTTCTTAGATGCTGTCAACAATGGCTTCTTGCCTGAGACGTTTGTACAGAATTGCCGTCAAGCACTAATGACAGGAGAGCCAGGATTTTCCTTTAACTTCGGAGATAAAGAGAATGAAACACTCAGGAACGCTTGTACCGAAGTCACTAGTGAGGATGATTCAGATGTGTGTAATCTTGGAAGTATTAATATTGGCGCAATTGATGACATCGAGGAGTTTAGAGCAATCGTTCGAGTCGCCTCGATGTTCCTTGTCGCAGGCACGCTCACAGCAGACCTTCCAACTAAAAAAGTGTATGCTGTTAGACAGAAGAACAGAAGGCTCGGTCTTGGTTTAATGGGTATGCACGAGTTCCTGCTGAAGCGTGGCAGTGACTACGAAGTAACAGAAGAGCTACACAGGTGGCTAGAGGTATTTAGAGATGAATCAGAAAGAGCTGCTAATCTGCTTTGTGACTCCCGTGGCATCAGTCGCCCTGTGGCGTATCGTGCAATCGCTCCTACAGGTACTATAGGCATACTCGCAGGCACTACAACAGGCATAGAGCCTCTGTACGCTGTTGCTTACAAGCGCCGCTACTTAGTTGGTGGTGACAAGTGGAAGTATGAGTACGTTGTAGATGCTACAGCTGAAGACCTAATTACTACACACGGCTTAGACCCTGACAAGATACAGACATCATCGTCTATGGTGAATGACTTTGAGCGGCGGCTGAAGTTCCAAGCTGACGTACAAGACTATGTTGATATGTCTATATCGTCTACCATTAACCTACCGCCGTGGGGCAGCGAAGGCAACAACGAAGACCGTGTGATGGAGTTTGCTACAATACTGGCTAAGTATGCACCACGTCTGCGAGGCTTTACTTGCTACCCTGACGGTGCGCGAGGTGGTCAGCCGCTAACGATGTGCAGCTACAAAGAAGCTATGAAGCACAAGGGTGTTGTGTTTGAGGAGAATAGCGAGACTGTGTGTGCCTCTGGTGTCTGTGGCATATAACTAAGTAAGAAAAAGCCCTGTAGAGCATCCCAATCTCTACAGGGCTTTTTTGTGTACGTCCGCAGGGACGATCCTAAGGTAGCACAGAGGATTAGGTTACTTCTTTGGCTGCTTGGAATACTGCTTACCTTTAGCAGTGTCAGCCCTCTTCTTCCTTGTCGTAGCTGCGTACTCCTTCTTCGACATTGCGTCACGCTTCTTCTTAGGCAGGTAACGCTCTCCTGTCGCTTTCTTACCCTGCGTAGACGGCTTGCCTGACTTAGTACCCCAATCCTCTTTAGTCCACTTAGACAGTGACTTCTGACCACTGGACTTGCCGCCAGAGTAACCGCCGCCTTTGGCTTTATACTCCTGAGCGACTAGCTGAGCCTTTCTAGCAGACCACTGACCTGCTTTGCCGCCTTTAGAGCCTGCCATCACCTTGTTCTTGATGCGCTCTCGCAGAGTAGGCTTAGTGTACGCCATTACTTCTTCTTCTTAGTCATCTTAGGCTTCATACCTTTCTTAGCTGCTGCCTTCTTAGCTGCTGCCTTACCCTTCGTTGTGTAGCTGTACTTCTTACCATTTACCATTGGCATATTAATGCTCCTTTGTGTTGACAGATTGTGTAGCGCGTGTTATTCTCTTGATGTCACCGCCGCCGCTGCAGTCCCTAGCGATAGTACTCAAACATATCAGTTCTGATACTCTCTTGCTCTTCGTCAGATAATGCACTAAGAACCTTCATCATGTTAGTGACTACTAGCGGTGCTGTAAGATCACCTCCGTTTTTCTCTACCTGTTTTGACACACTTAGTAGCCTGTTAACGGCAGACCTGTTTGTTGCTATAGTAGCCATGACAGAAGGTATTGTAAAGATAGCTGCTGCCGCTAAAGGGTTGAAAGCCGCTGCTGCTGTACCTCCGATGACTTGTCCACCAGCCCCAGACAAAGCCGTAAGCTCTCGCTGCTTCATAGCCAACTCAAACAACTTCTTATCACCGCCGCCTCTAGCTGCTGACATTACCAAGAGAGCTTTTCTGTATGAAGGAAAATCCTCTCCCATAATTGCTCTAGCTTTCTCTAAAGACTCTTCATCAAACAAGCCGTCAATGTTCTTCTTAAACTTATCAAAAGTGCTGTTTTCTAAAGCATCCTTAAACACTTCAGTGGCGTAGCCTTGTCTAATAAGCTGTTTAGCTCGTTTAGCGCTCTTTATGGCAGTACCTTCTAGCGGTATTCCTGCAGCCTTAGAAGCAGCATACGCTTGATCGACACTCTTCATCATTGCCCTGACTTTGTCAGTGTCGTTAGGCTTCTTTAGAAGTTTCCCTATATTCTTGTAAGCACCGTCTTCACCTTTCTTAATAACATTTTTGTTTATGTCTGGTAATAGATTGTTAGCTGTAGAGCCAAATGTCTTGTTTAACGCCGCAAACGTTGACGCAGTTTCTGGGCTAAACTCTTTAAGAGTCTCTTGTATGCCATTCTTTACTTTCTTACTTAGTCTTGTAAGCTGTCTAAAAGTTGCAGGATTGTCTAGTGCTGAGTTAGGTAGCCCTTCTTCAATCAACAAATTTAAACCACGTTGAAACTTTATCAAAGAATCTACGTCGGTTGTCTTAACAGTGTTTGTTAGAAGCGTGTCCATCAAGTCGCCTGCAGGCTTAACAGCACCTTGTCCTGCAGCACCTCTTAGTACTTTCATGCCTGCTCTTGGGTCAGCAACTGCAGGAGCCTTTTCGGTAACTTGATTTAACAATTTCTTAACCATTGCTAAAGATGCAGCGCCTGCTTCTGATCCTAGCTTGTGCTCGTTCTCTTTAATAAAAGCTGTCAACGCTTTTTTAATAGGCATAGCCGACACTTGCTTAGCGCCGTGTTGTGCTGTTATTTCATCAACACCTTCTTTATAAGCCTTAGAAGCTATCTTTCTACCTCCTTCAATAATGCCATAAAGCTGCTCGCCCGTCGCTGAGCTAGTTAGTTCTTTGTTTGTAAAACCATAATCAGCTTGATCTTTAGCAAGATTTTGAAGTGCGCTATCAGTAGCTTCTATTCTGGCTACGCTTCTTCCTCTAGAGATTAAACCAGTGTCTCCAAAAAACTCAGCAGCAGACCTCAGCATACCTGCCTGTCCTGTTTGAACAGCGCTTAAACCGCCTTTTCCGTCTGTAGCTTTAACAATATAATCTTCTGCTAAACGACGCGCTTCAATACTTCCTAGTTCTATGGCGTCCATGTCAATTAAGTCATCAGCTAAGTTAGGCAGCTTTCTGTTAAAGAAACTAACACCTGCTGTTCTAAACAAATCTTGTAGTGGAGCACCTAAAGTCTTAAAAGCAGGTCGCAACACTTTACCTGCTCCTAAGAACAGTGTGTCGTACATAGCGCTTTCTGCAGCTTTGTCAGCGGCTTCTTCCCAATCTACTTCTCTTTCTAAAGCTATATCAGAAAAAGCACTTCCTAGTCCTGCACCTGAAGCACCTCCGGCAATAGCGCCTAAGATACCGCCAACAGCAGTACCTACAACAGGAACAACACTACCTGCAGCAGCACCTGCGGCAGCTCCTCCTAAGCTGCCTGCAATAGACGCAGGAACGTCTAAGTTACGGGTTAGCCAGTTTCCGTCGGCGTCTGTTTCTTTTGCTCGTACTGCCGCTACACTTTCTGGAGAAACGCTAAGAGAAGCACGCATCTTCTTTAATTCTTCTATGCTGTATCTAGAGTAATCAGCCATTAAAACAGTGCTCCTCTGGTTACTGACTGCGGAACATCCGCACTAACTGCGGCTGCTGCTTCTTGTCTTGCTATTTCTGCGTCAATATCTGCTGCGTCTTGTGCAGCCCTATTAGACTCTTCTGCTTCTTGTTGTTTCGCTTCTGTCATCCACTCAAAACCATATTGCTCGGCTATGGAGTTTCTAAATTCTTCATCAGCCATTTTTTCTCTCCATTCCTCAGCGAACTTCGAGTCTATTCCTTTATTTTCTGCTAAGTGTATTGCGCGTAGCTCTTCTTGTTTAGCCTTAAACGCAGACAGCTTAGCCATTCCGCGAAGATACGAAGCAATATATGCAGCGTCAGCTGTTGAAGGCGGGAAAGGACGCATTGCTATTTCAATGTCCTTATCTGACGCAGCTCCTTTAGGCAACGCAGACATAATGAACGTGTTTCTAATAGCTTCAAAGTTATTCCTGACTTCTGTTACTTGGTCTTCTTGTCCCCAAAACGCGTTCCACGCCTCTTCTGCTCTCGCAGGAGCGCCTGCTCTCATCTGCAGCTCTAAGTATTGTTGTGCTATTCCATTAGCATTGATTGCTTTTGCTGTCTCTTCTCTGGCTGACTCAGTAGCTGCACGAACAGCTGCCCTGTCTCTACTGCCAAGATCGTCTGTTGCCGCCTGTATCTCGCTCTCACGTATTCTGTTTGATTCTTCGTTAATAGAGGCATTTCTATTGTCAACAAAAATCTGAGCTTGTCTAAAGTCTTGTAAGTCTTTTGCGTTAAGAACAGCCTGTGCTGTGTTAGCAACGTCGTTCATTACACCAATACGTGCTGTCATTGCACGCTGCTGCTCTACAGGTATTAGCTCTTGTCTTGTTGCTGCTTCTGTTGCTGCTGCTTCAGCTCGTGTTGTATCTGCTGCTGTTTGCTGCTCAGCTCTTTGCTCTTGCGCTACAGACATCATGTACTGCACACCACTTCCGGGACGTAGCTTGTCAAGCAAGTCAGCATATCGCTGATGCTCTTCTGGTGTACTAGGTGTTCCTAGAGACTGTAGCTGCTCTTTTAGCTTGTCAGCCTCTGTACGTGTGTCAAGACCAAGTAAACCACTTGCAGCAGAGCTTAACGCAGCAGAGCGCTGTGGCGCTAAATAAGCCGCCATGCCGCCTAACTGACCAACTAAGTTAGCTTGTGCTTCTGCGTCACGTCGTTGTAGTTCACGTTCCGTCTGCTGCTGCTGTGTGCTGCCCAGAACGTCAGAGAACAGCCCTGTAATATCTATATTAGCCATTATTAAATTACTCCTTGGGCGCGTAGGAACTCTAGCGAACCTTCAGCAGGGGCAGTCGGGGTTGTTGTAGCCGTTGTAGCTGTGTTTCCTCTAAACCTATCTATAATACCCTGCAGCAAACCTGTAGTAGCTTGCTGTCCAGTAACAGAGTTAGCTTGCTGACCACCAAGCAAGTTAGTGATGGCTTGTATCTGCTGCTGACGCAAATTAGACGCTGATGTCTCAGCACCAAGCTGTGACGCTAACCCTGCTTCAAGCAATGAAGTACCAAGTTGTGCGCCTTGACGCTGACCTGCTCCTGCAATGTTAGCAATATCAATAGAAGGCGCTAGCGTTTGTAGCAGCTGTTGCTGTGGCATATAAGACTGCTGCAGTGCTTGCAAACCTGTCTGTCCAAGTAATCCTAGACGCTGACGTGTTTCTTGCAAGCCTGCTAACGTCTGTGAAGACTGTAGCTGTTGTTCAGCACGTGCCTGCTCCATAGCGCTAACGCCCAAGCCTGCCTGCTGTTCTGCTAGAGCCTTCTCTAAAGCTAGCTGCTCTGGTGTACCGCCAAACATAGACGTTTGTACGCCAAGTCTGCCTTGGTTAGCTAGTCTCTGTTCTAACTGTAAACGCGCACGTTCTTGCTCAGGAGCCACAGCAGCCTGTAGACGCTGCATGATGTCAGCTTCACGTTGCTGCAAGCCACCGCCTGCACCTGTCAACATACTAATTACATTAGCCTGCTCAGCTGCACGCTCTTCTGGACTACCGAGCATACCAAACGCGCCAGTGCCAAAGCTCTGTAACTGCTGCTGTATAGCTTGCTGCTCAGGTGTTAACGTAGTTGTTATGCCGCCAGTAGGTGTTGTTGTTACACCGCCAATTCCAGACGTTACAGTGAACGGCTTAAACTCCGTTTGTTGTCCTACTTGTGTAGCCGCTGTTTCAGCACGTTGCAATGCTTGACTACCAACATCTTGAACGTCAGAAATTCCTTTATCAAAGCCGTAGATAGCACCTACGCCAGTTGCTAAGTTGTCAAATAAACCTGCCATTATACAGTCCTTCCTCTAGTTAGATCGAGCAAGCCTATAAATTCAGGCTTTAAGTAATCCATTTTAAACTCACTTGTAAATATCTCATCAGCTAACGGTGTAGCTATAGTGTTGAGTGTTAACAAACCTGTCAAACCGTCTCTACCGTCTCTACCGTCTCTACCATCAGTTCCGTCAACTCCGTCAATGCCATCAACTCCGTCA